TTAGGCGCGCGCACCTTTTCCGATGCGTGCGCGTCATCTGTGAGTGCGCGCGCGTCGTCGGGAACATGTGCGCTCGCTTCGAGTGCGCGCGCGGGAGGCGCGCTCACCGGACGCACTGCGCGCGCGTTGCCCGCGCGCGCGCTCATCGATGCGCGCTCATTCCAAGGATTCATGTGCGCAACCGCTTCAGGAGCGAGCGCGCGCGCACCGACGTAGCGCGCGGCGATGCGCGTCTGGATGCGCGCGCGCACTTCCGGCGTGAGAATGCCGAGCGCATCCGCGCGCGCCCACGCGCGATCGTATGCGCGCGCGTAGAAACCACGCGTGATCTTGGGTCCGACGTTCGCGGCATACGCGCAGTTGACAATGAGCGTGATGAGTCGTTCGGTAAGCACCGCGCTCGCGTCCTGCGAGGTCGCCTTGCCGCGCTTCATGCGCCACCAGACGACCAGAGCGGAGGGCTTGTGCGGGCGTCCGAAGGTGATGACCACGTGCCACGCGACGGCAGCCAGGAGCGGCCACAGCGCGAAGATAGGGCTGTCCCCACCCCACCAGGCGATCACACCCATGAGTGACGCCATGGTCCACACGCCAGCCTCATACCGGTTGAACCCGTCGCCCTTGGTCATGTGCCTGAGGGACAGCGCGCCCAGGATCGCAAGCCAAGCCTCGAACACGATCACCGCGGAGATCGCCGCGTCAACGGAGGTCAGGCCGATATGCTGAATGGCGGTGATCGTGGCGTGCGCGCTCAGGTTCGTTGCGGCGAGCGCAACGAGCGCGACCGCGCTCATGAGCGTGATGCGCAAGCGCGCGTCTGCGCGCGCGCCTGATGCGCGCGCATCTGCCTTTCGCTGCGCGCGAGCTTCCCATTCGGGGCGCTTGATGTCCGCCCATGCGCGTGCGCGCTCTGATGCGCGTGCGCGCGCATTCTGGGACGTGCGCCAGAGGATGAGCGCGAGCATGAGCGCGCCCAGCGCGCACGCGCTCACAAGTGCGCCTGACGGTGTTGACGTAAAATCGTTCATCATGAGTCCTTCATCTTGGGGGAGCTCCACCATAGCACGAAAGAAAGCGGGCCCTCATGGAGGACCCGCTTTGAGCTTCGCCGATGCAAAACGGCTCCACTCGTGTCCCGCACTCATCGGGACGTGTGAAGTTTGACGTCAGTAGGCAGTGTTCCCATTGGGCTTCATCGACGTGCGGCCACACTCCGAAGTCCTGGGCTCTGATGGCTCTGACGGGTGGTATCAAGAGTGTCTAGAATCTTGACCCCCACCGTGGAGTATCCGGGAATCGAACCCAGGTCTATGGGCCTAAAGCCCATCGCATTGACCACTCATGCTGATACCCCTTGGCAAGCTCCGGTTTAACGAGGGGAGCCTACGAGACGCCTCGGAACAGTTGTGCGGCTTTACCTGCCTAGGGCCGGTAGGGGACACGAGGACTGTACAACCTCCGTAGCGAGTGCGTGATTCGAACACGCGATCTCCAGTTTATGAGACTGGCGAGGACAACCGAACTCCTCTAACCCGCTATGTGAACAGAGTACCCACCTTCCCTGTTCCGATCGGACCGAATCAATCCCTATCCGACCACCCTTACAGACACGCATTGACCGGTGTGCCGTGCTATCTGCGTGCCCCTCAGTGGATTTGAACCACCTTGCACCCGCTACAGTGGTGCTTTACCTATAGGGCGCGTCCGCCCGGGGCTTGTGCCGGACCGAAGCCCGGACTTTGATCTTACTAGATTCGGGGCCCGAAGGCCCCGCCCTTGCCTAATGCCGGTCGTCGTGACCGTTCCGAAGGCCGGACTGCAAAAGCTCTTTGATGCGTCGCATAGAGCCCGCGTCGTCGAGTGCGATAACAGCTTCCATGCCCTTAAGCGCGCTGTACCGGTCACCGATGAAGTGACCGAATCCACGGATCACGGTCACGTGCCCGATCACCTCGGGGAATTCCTTGCCGACGCTGGCCGCAGCGTCGATGATGAGGTGTTGATTCACGCCCATCTTCTGAGATTCGGGGAATTCGCAGTGAGCGGCGATGATCTGCATGGTTTCGTCCTTACGTCGTTGGTCTTCATCTTGCTAATACAAGTAATCTATCAGAGTCCCACGGGGCTGTCAACCCCGTGGGTCCGACTTTCTTGTTTTACCAGGTCAGGCCGATGCCAGCCTTCAGCTTGCGGTGGAAGGCAGCGACATCGGGGGCAGTCTCGACGTCGGTAACCAGGACCTGAGCGGGAGTCTTGACCGTGACCGCAGCCTTCGCCTCGTCCGTGGCAATGGTCTTCAGACAACGCTTGCAGGTGACAGGCTTGTCTGTGGGGCGCAGCGGGGTGACCTCGCGACCTCCGGCGTTGTGGTGCTGGGTCCCGCAGACGGGTGACCAGCGCCCGTTGTTCATCTCGCGTCCGCCGAGGTGAACTGCGGCCTGCCCGTGCTTCGCGGTAACGTTCATGGTAATCATCCTTGCATCGTTGGTCTTCATCTTGCTTGTAGAAATAACCTATCAGGTGTCCCCGAGGCAGTCAACCCCGGGGTACCCCTGAACGTTTCCGCAGGTCAGACCAGGTACCACAGGTACTTGGTGCCTTCGATGTTCTCCATGCGGACCTTCCCGTCACTCTGGAGTCTGCGAAGCGACGTGTACACGTTCGCCTCCTTCTCCTGGAGTTCCGTAGCGAGCTGCGGCTTCGACAGCCCTTCGGGGCTCTCGGCGAGGAGCTGGAGGATCGTAGCGTTCCGCTTGGCGACCGCAGCGGACATCGGACGGCCGCGCTTGGGCTCCGGCTCCGAAACGTATTCCGGCACCATCGAATCCTCGCGTGATCCTTCCACGCTGGCGGGATCGATCTCCGCAATGAACGTGTCGAGTGCGGACGTCGCAGTCTCGATCGGTGCAGCCGCATGGACGAGCGCAGCCGCTTCCGCAGCCGCAGCCTTCATCGCTTCGAGGTCAGGCTTCGGCTCCGCTACCGGCGTAGGCGTCGCGCGGGGAGCGGCCTTGGGAGCGGGTTCCGCTACCTTCCGCTGCATCTCCGCACGTTTCTCGAACGCGTTCTTTTTCTGTCGGTTTGTTGCCACGTACACGAGTTTACCTCCAAAGAGTGAAAGGGGCTCCCGGTTGGGAGCCCCTTGGGTGTTCTAGAAACCGGGGTCGTCGATCGTGCTACCACCCCGAATGGTGGGCGCACCCCCGCCAACCGGCGGGAACTCGGTCACGGCGACCGCGCCGTCACGCGGAGCACTGAAAGACCAGCTCACCTCAACCTGCGGGTTGCCTTCACGGTCTATCTTGACCTCGTTGTTCTTCCGGTTGTCCGTGGCAACCTTCGTCTTGACTGTGACGGTCTTTCCGATGATCGCACGCGCCACCTGGTCAAGGGTGGGTCGCTGCTGCAAGACGGTTTCGTCCGTGATGCCGAACGCCTTCATGTTCTGCATGAAGATGTTGACCGTCTTCTCGGTCTGGTAGATCTTGTGATAGAACGTCGTCGGGCGCTTACCGGCGTGCTCACCTTCGGTGATCTTGAGACGGGTCTCGATGAAGGCATTGCCGTTCTGGTTCTCCCCGGCTTCGGCAGCCTCGATGCGGCACTGATAGACACCCACGGGGGCGACTTCGGTGTGTCCGTTCTCCTTGGCCTTCGCGACCAAGACATCCCACGGGACAGTAGTCATGATTCGTAGTCCTTACTCCGGCACGAAGCCGGGGAAGATTTGGCCCATCATCTCGGTGATGTTGGGGTTTTCGATGGTGTTCGTCGTGAACCGGTCTTCAAAGTGCGAACCGGTGATGTAGTTCGGGTTCGGCTTCACCATGAGCGAGCGAACCAACGGGCTGTCAGCGGCAATGATGCCATCCGCGTTCGGCACCTGCTTGACCATGAGGCAAGCCGTGGTGTTCATCCAATACGCGATGCCCTTGCGGAGCGCGCCTTCCATGTTCGGAACGTACTTGCCATCCGCGCGAAGGTCACCTTCGGCAGTGAACACCGCAACCCGGAACGGGTTGCGCACGTCCTTCACCATGTCGCGGAACCGCTGCACCTTTTCGGACATGCGGGTCAGGAGCTGGCCCCAATCCGAATACTGCTGGTTGCCGGACTGGAAACCTGGCAGTGCCTCCTTGCAGCGTTTCTGCAACTGCGTCACCGAGTCGACAACGATCGACTGAAACGGGTGGTCAGGTTGGATAGTCCAACCGATCACCTGTTCAACGGTCTCCCATCGAAGCACGTCGACCACGCAGATATCCCAGGTGCCGTCCGCCTTCGGCGGGGCCTCCTTCGGGTCCCACCACACGACGCGGTAGGGCTGGTTCGGGTTGTTGGGGTTCTTGCGCCCCTCGAACGCGTTCCAACTGCCCTCGGCGTCGAGCGCGAGTACCGGTCCGGGGCAGCTCGCCCCCAGCGTCGACTTGCCGCGCTTGGTTTCGGCGTACA